AACTCCTCCAGCCCCGCCGCCGCCATGAGCGCCCGCCGGTGCGCCTTTGACCGGATATGCACGGGGTCACGGCCGAGGTTGTGGTCGATGTAGTCGATCTCATCGCCATGGACGGCCGCCGACAGCGCGGCCATCACCTCCGGCCGGACGGCGATGTCGCCACACGTCTCGCACTCGACGCCTTTGCAATCCGGCTCAACAAGCTTGTACGTCTTGTGGCCCTCGGCGCAGGCGAACTCACGAAAGTAGAAAATTTTACGCATTTGGCTGCTGCTGGGTGTTCGGCGCTACGCCGGTTTCAGGGTGATTCGGCATCCCACCGGTCGCACGGTGCGCACGAGGGTCATCGGGGGTCGGTGGACCGGCAGGCGCTGTGCCGTCGCCGCCCGCCATTTGCCGCGCCGCGATAACCGCCGGATCGTTGACCACTTGCGCCGGGTCGAGCGAAAAGAGCGCCGCGAGTTTCTTGACAATCGGGTAACGGTTGACCAGCGGGTCAGCGGCCGTCTTCTCATAGAAGATCATCGTCTGCTGCCGGTCGCGGGCGGCGTCGATCATCAGCTGTGAATCCGGCTTGATCGCATACGCGTGCCGACCGGCGATGACGCGGTTGTTCCAAACCGCTAAGCGCTTCATGCCATCCTTACCGGTAACCTGGACGTAATCATCCGTCGTGGCGTAGCGCTGGAGATACATGTCAAACTTCCGCACCGTGCGGAGGTAGAAATTGATCGCGCGCTGCTGGTCCTTCGACATACGGAGGGCCGACTTGTTGCCGACCTCGTTGACCTCCGTCGCCGTGCGGCTGACGTCATCCGACACACCGACCTGCGGACCACCGAGCCCGAGCGTCTCTTCCATGTCGGACTTGATCATCTGCGCCAAACGGTAATCGTCACGCGCTGACGACGCCTGGGTCAGGGGGGTGATAACCTTGTCCGCGCCACTGGCGAGGCGGCCTTCGGCAACAGCCATAAATTCGCCGACCTTCATCGTCTGGATGCGGCCGATCTCCTCCGGGGTGAACGCCCCCTCATCGTAGAGGTAGCGGGCGATGGCGGCATCGCGGAGGCGCACCGATTGCTGCCGGTGCGTGTTCATGTGCTTCACCTGTGAATTGGTGAACGCGGCATCAGACGAAGGATACGGCGAATCGGGGAAGTCGCGGAGGTAACAGACCTCGAGCGGGAAGCCGATGACCGAATCAGCGGTTAACCGTCCCTGGTCGTCGAGCGTCTGATCCGGCGACGGCCGGTAGACGACTGGCGAATTAGCGTTGCCCTCGGCGAGGACCAGCTGGTAAATCACCTGCGGGTGGAAGCACTCGTCGTGGAACTCCGACCCCTTTAGGAAAATTTCGTAGAAGTGGATCTTGTCGGCATCGTCATCGATGCCCTGGTCNTCGGTGGTCTTGAACAGGCGGTCATCATCGACCCCCTTGGCCTCGCCCTCGTAGTTGAAGACACGCTTCGATTGTGATTTGGTCAGGAAGAACTCATGGCCGACCCACCGCGCGTCCTCATCGATGCGGCCGCTGGTCAAGTCCTTCGGCAACAGCAGCTTCTTGGGTGAACCGCGCTTAGCATACCATTCATCGAAGATGGGGACCTGGATCGTCTCCATCTGCGGCTCAAGTTGACCCGTCTCGGGGTTTGGCGCCATTACCGGCACCATCGGTGGCGTCGGAGGCGGTTGCAGGCCAAGAATTGACCCCGGCTGGGACGGCGGCGGGACGAATGCCGGGTCCGGCTGCATGACCGGCTGCTGGACTGGCTTAACCACAACGCGGTAGCCGATCTTCACCCACCCGTGACCGGCCCACTGGAGGCAGTCGAATAGCACCTCATCCATCATCCGGGAGGCGTCGATGCCATCAATGCCCAACTTATCATTGAGCACCGCCTGCTTGATGATGACCGCATCCTCGGCGGTGACAGGTTGGCCGGTCTGCGGGTTCAGCGATACCGGGTCCTGGAGTGGACCCTTGGCCTCTAGCTGCAGGTCGGGGAGGCGATTGAACAGCTGCGCCAGCTTGGTGTGGGTGTTGCGGAAATGGGCGTTGGTCTTGACCGCCTCTGCCGCGCCGCTCTCGGTGACGGTGGGCAAATACTCCTTGAGGAGGATCTCCCATACTTTCTCACGGTTGTTGCGGCGGTTCTGCGCGGCCTTGATCTCCTTGAACCACTTCGCCAGCTCCTCAGGTGACAGCTTGAGGGTGACATACGGATTTGGCGCAGGGGTGTCGCCCGCCGTCTCGGTTGCGGTCGGCGGCACTATAGTGTCAGATCCGTATTCGGCCAATCTAAACGACCATTCCTGGAACGCGGGTTGGGGGGTTGACTTGCAGGGTATTTAACAACGCCTTGACACTCTCTGTCAATACCGGTGTCGCGCTGACATTTATGGTAGCGGGCATCGGTTGGGCATAGAACCCATATCGGTGAAGGTCCGCCGAGTGGTCTTCACCGGTGGTATCCAGGTCCTCCGGGTCGGATTTGCTGTGGATAAGGCTGCCAATAGTACGGCAGGTGTAGGGGCAATTCTCGGGGTCAACGGTCCACCACATACGGCCGGTCGGATCCATCGCCATCCAGTGGCGCATACGACCCCAGCCAAGGACCCTCTGATTATCGCCCTCCACACAGTGGATGCCGCCATGTTTCTTGAAAGTGTCGGCATACGATTCGCCGACGTGGCCATCAAGATTGAACATCGACGGGTCAGCAATGGTCTTGCTGATGCGGCTATTCGCGCCGATGGCCTTCAGCAGCTGCTTGGTGATATCGCGGATATGGACGGCGACGACCGACGCGATAGTGCCCTCGAATTTGTACTCATAGAAGGTGTGGACGTGGCCGGACGGGAATATCGCGACCCAGCAGCACACGCCCGGCTTCGAGTAGCCCCAATCGATCCACCGCTGAATCGTGCACCCGCGAAGCTCGGCTAGTGAGATTCGTTGGAACCGGCCGGGGTGGGAAAATGTGGGAAAATACTGTCCGGTGATAGCGGTCCAGTCCCCTTCGAGGAGCTGTTTGCGGCGCATCGGCGAATACGTGCCGAGGCGCTTAATATATTTGGTGAACGTACCATCCTTATCCATAAGAAAAGGATTATCGTAGAGTAGACTTTGTATAAAGTGGTAGTCGACCGGGTCATAGTCGGGATACTCGGTTAAGTCGACATTGTGGTCGAGGAACCAGTCTTTGAACCAAAGCGTATGCGCGCCCGCCGGGTTGGTGGTGCCGACCATGCGTGGCTCGACGCCCTCAATGGTCGACCGCAGCCGCCCGGCTACGCCGAGGACCTGCGCCTGCAGGAAAGTCGCCACCTCATCCGGGTAGAAGGCGTCGTATTCGTCGGAGAGGTATTTGTCCTCGTCACCGGGATTCTGACAGTGGCCGAATATGATCAGTGACCCATTGTGGGTGAAGCGGATTTCGAACTCGGACGGGACGAACTCCAACACTTCACGGCCCAGGAAGTCGTTAATGCGTTTGACCTCCTGCCGCGCCTTGTCCATGTGATTCCGCTTCAGCTCCTGGAAGGTTCGGCGCATGATGATAGCGCGGAATCCGGGAATGGCGAAACAGTGCCGGTAGGCGTCCCACCGCGACCCGTGGCTCTTACTGCCGCCCGCCGCGCCCCCGAAGCCGACGTTGGGGAAACGGCAGGAGTGCATTTCAACCTGCTTCGGCGTCGGCAGGTAGAACCACGTCCACGGCGCTTTCTCGTGCTTCCTTAAGCCGAACCCGTACTTGTATCGGTCTTCCCAGACGTACTGCTTGATAGCGTCGTCAGTCCAACCCTGCTGGCCCAGCCAACAGTGCCATTCGGCCCAGCCCCAACGTGAGGCATGGGGCCAAACCGCCATCCCGGTGGGGGGCTTAAATCGGACTTTCCCGTCGATATCGCGGGGGAGCACTAGTCGTTGAACTCGCCGAGCTGCTGAGTGCCTACGCGGATGCGCTTGGATGGGCGGTCATCGACTGTCTCGACCGGCAGGTGTTTACCGTCTTGATAGGTCGACGCATCGATCGCCGGTAGATTTGACGGGCTAACGGATACGAACAGGCCGACGTTGGTCGAGCTGCCGCCGCCCTTCGCCGCCATCGGCGCGAGGACCCCAACATTAGGTCGCTGGAGGAGATCGATAATCTGATCGACATCCGCCTTGTCGATGACCTTATCGACCAGCTCACTGGCGCGGGCAAGCAGTGTCGCGTGAGCCAAAGCGGTGGTCGGCTTGAGCTTAGCGATCAACTCCCGGATGGCCGATTCGGACCTGGCGAAATGCCGGGCGACTTCGGACAGCGGCTTGTCGGGGAACTTCTGAATGTAGCTGAGGATATCGGACTTCTCGCCGTTGGACATCGCTAATGCCATACGTTAGTCCTTGGCGATACGGCGTTTGCGGAAACGTAGCGTCCATTCGTGGAGCGTCTCCATGGTGACCCCGGCGGCGCTGGCGATATCGGCGGCAACATCGAATGAAGGCTCACGGAGGCCGCGGAGGACGCGGCTGACGTGATTCTTACTGATGCCGGTTCGACGCGCAATACGGCCAAAATTGCCGGGGCCTAGTCGCTGTTCCTCCAAAGTGTCCATAAGTGTCCTTGAGGTGCTAATCGTAACACGACTGGAGTCACAGTGTCAAGTGGCCGGTTGGCCGCCGTGCCCCCCAAACCCCCTAAGATCTTGATCTTTAATCGCGCCCCCGCGCGCGGGGGACCATCCTATAGGATGATATCGCTTCGCG